CCAAAGCCGCTCGGCCTGTATCTTGATTTGCCAAACTCATAGGCTGGCTAAAAGGTTGTGGCCCCTTAACCTCTTTAATTAGTTCCTCTAGGCGCTGTGGGCTAAATCGGCCCAGCACGTTACCCACAAGGCCAAAGGCACCTTTAACAATACCTGCACCTGGAATACTAGCAATTTGCTCTTTGAGATATACAATACTGTCAATAAAGTTAGCTAGTGATGATGCGGCGCTTTCAATCTGCCCGCCTACTTTGCTTATGCCGTCACTACCGCCCAGCGAGCTAATAGCGCCCAAAAGGCTTGTGCCAATAGTCTCACTAGCATTAGAGGCCGATACTTTTAGTAAATCCATTTGCCCCGTATATGAGTTAAGGGCAATAGCCCCCGAGCCACTAAACCTTTGGTTGAGGGTATCTACTATTTCATCAAACGACATAGCCTTAATTTCGGCCTGTGTTAAACCTAACCTTAATTGCTTTAAGCCTTTAGTGTTACCTACATATGCTTGTGACAGTAAATCTATAGTAGAGGCATAGTCTAAACCTGAGCCGCTTGATACATCAAAAGCAAGGCCCATTAGCTTTTGAGTTTGTGCTACTGATCCCGTTACAGCTGCAAGGCTTGAAAAGGCAGGGCGTAGGGTGTCATCTAAAATACCTGTTTGGCTTTGTAACTTATTAATAAAGTTTTCTACGTCAATTGAGGCATAAGCCAAACCAACATTTTTTAAGCTGTTAGCTAATAGCTTTTGTGCCTTAATATCATCACTTGCTGCCTTAACTGAGGCTTTACCGTAAGCCAAAACAGCCCCAGCGCTTAGGGTTACGCCTAGCGTGCGGCCTAGATTTTTAACGCTGCCTGTAAGTTTCTTAGTAGCTTTGTCAGCATCACTAAAAGACTTTTTACCTAAAAACTGGCTGGCTATATTGATTACTAGATCAGTTGCCATTATGCGGCTCTTTTCGTTAGTTCATAAAACATAGCTGATGAGTTTTCTATAGCTTTAATTACAGCCGCGTTAGCTCTGCCGTTATCCTCAGCCCAGGCGCGGTAAATTAAACGGCCTGTTTGCTTTGTTGTAGGGCGGCCAACCATACCTTTAGGGCGAGCGTTGACTAGCTGGCCTGTTGAGTTGAGGTTATCAATAAACTGTTTGCCCGCATCAGGGTTGAGTGAGTTGTTATAGCCCTTACGGTCACCGCCTGGCGGTAGGTAATAATTGAGCTGAAAATCTGCGGTTGGATAATCCTCGCTACCGCTTGTGCGATAAACACGGCCCACACGTTTATAGACAGGTTGGCCCTGAGGGTTTTTACGTCCAGCTGTTTCATAGATAGCACCGCCAGCTGACTTATTAAGAATACGTGCCAAAGCCACAAAGCCACTTTTATTAGGCTTTGAGGGGCTTGTGCTGTAGGTAATGCCTGCCTTAGCTTGTACTGAGTTAAACTTTGGAAAAGGCCTATATGTCAGGTTTTCTATGCCTGATATATTTTTAGTCCAGCCTGACAATACCTGGCCGTCACTAGGCACAAAGCCACGGGCTACCTGGGTAACTGTCTTTAAAGCTGCGCCCATTTCAGTTTGAGTTTCTTTAGCTAGATCAGGTGCAAAACGTTTAAGAGCTACGCGTAGCTGTACGGCCCCCTCTAGCTCTACTGGCATTTTGTAGCTCCTTAGCTCTATCGTGTAAAACTCTGATCATATTTTTTAGCATTACATCATCAAGGTCTAATAAATACTGGGGCGCGATACCCGTTTCTACGGCTAGCTGCGCTATGAGGTAACCAAAGTTACCGCGCCCCACTATTCCAAAGGGGCATCATCTAGCACCTCAACGCGTACTAAGGTATCTAAAAACTCTGCCCCAAAAGGTTTTACGGTTTCGCCGCTTGTGCGTATGCACTCCCAGGCTAGCCAGTAAATATCACTTTGGCGTTCAAAATCTCTAAACGCCTTATGAAACCCTGTCTTTGCATATAACTCAAAGGCATACTCAATACGCGGCGTTATTTGATGCTCTGTAATATCGCCGTTAGCCCTTGTTATTTTAAGTCTTGCCATTGTGTTAGCCCCTTTTCTATTTTGTTATGGTGCGGTTGTAATTACGATTGGTGAGTTACAAGTAAATGTAATGCTCTGTGTACTTTCATCAGCAACGGTGCCGTTAATGTCGGTTGTGTTGTTAACCAAAACTGTGGTGCTGTATAGCGGGTTGGTTGTTGAAACAGCACCGCTTGTTTGCTTTAGAGTTAGTGGCACGGTTGTACCCCAGGCAGCTTGTAGTGTTGCGCGAACAGCGCCCGCACCTGAGGCTGCATCATCATTTAGAAAATCCAAAGTGATTGTGCTGGCCTCTAAGCCCTTAACAAACTTATGAGCGCTATCGCCCATAGCTGTAACCTCTAGCTCATCAAAGCTACGGTTGATTGTTGCGCTAGTTACGTGATCTGATAGAGCTACGCTATTAAGAGTAGCCACTACGCCGTTTGATAAGAAAATTGCCATTAGGGCTATTCCTCTACTTTCTGTGTTGTTGTTTCTTTAGGTTGGGTTTCTTTAATCTCTTTTGGCAAACCTTGCCCAATTTTGATTAAAAATGCTTTTTCCTCATCTGATAATGACATTTAATTACTCCCAGCTCGTTAGTACGGATATTTGTAGATCAGCTGTCAAAAGGTCACCGCTAGCAACACTCAGTACGGCAGGTGCGGATACGGCGGTAACATTAAAAACAATAGAGCTTGCTGCTAACTTTTTAAACACAGCTACTATTGTGTCCTCTATGCCTTTTAGATTGCCCTCGTTGTCAAACATAGGCACGGTCATAATAATTTTAAAGTTAGCCATAGGCGCAATAGTGGCGTATGAGTTATTGCCTGGCGCAATATATGGGTCTGAGGGTGCAACGCAAACGCTGTTGGCCAATACGTTGCTGGGCGGGTAAGCAAAAACGCTCCATACACCTGCATTTGTAAGAGCCGTAGCAATTGTTGTACGTAAAGTTGTTATTGCAGCCATTATCCCACCATAGCCGCGGGTGAGAGGTACGGCGCTAAGAGCCCCCTGATAGAGGCCATAAGTGTATTTGACATTTTAAACGGGCTCGGGCTGTAGCCGTCTACGCTTGTACCGCCGTTTTGTGTGCTAAAGCGTGCTGTCCAAATATTTTCAGCAAGCATAAGAGCAGCTGCATTAATGGCAGGCGTGTTTGCATAAGTCGCTGTTTTTGTATCATTACCTGTAATAGTGCCGTATGGCAATACGCGCCTAAAGTTTTGATCAGCAGCTGTCTTTGCATACTGGATAAAACTATAGCCTTGTGGAAATTGCCAATAGTTAAGCTGCATATTAAACGCTGGCAAAATATTAGATGTGCCTGTGCTAAAAGGTATTGTGCCTGTAATTGTGTAAGTACCGTTAAAAGTTGATCCAGCACCCGCAATTGTCACGCTTTCGCCAGTTGTAAAAATGCCTGGATTAGCAACCATAACCGTAGCTACATTACTTACCAAAGCTGTACCGACAACAGGGGCGGTATCAAACCACAAAAAGCCATTAATTAAATCTTGTGCCGCCTGGCAGGTGTCCTCAATCCAGGTGTAAGAGTCATACAGGGTGCCAACACCCAAAGAGGCTTTAAGTGTTGCAGCCGTTACGTAGGTTGCTGGCATTTGTGTACTCCTTACTTTAAAAGGTTTGGTAGGGCTCAAAGGGCTAAGAGCCCTACCAAACTATTAGTGGGTTTTCTTAGTTGAGGTTAAACTTAACGATACCCTTAGGCATTTTGGCAATTGTTGCCATATAGCCATAAATCGCTACCTGTACCTGCAAATTACTTACTACGTTAACTGACATATAAGCCTGTGGGCTTTGATAAACAGTAAATGCCTCAGGTGCCAATACGACAGCTGAGTCATCAATAGTAGTAGTAGCTGTAAAGTTCTTATCTACGTATAGATCAAGACCTAATACATTACCGCGGATTGATCCAGGCTGCACAAGTCCGCCTGCGTTCATTGGCTGGCTAGCTGAATAAATTGGACGGCCAGTATTATCGGTTGCGCCCATTAATAGCTGCCATTGTGATCCATTAGCAATATAGTTACTAGCAAAATAACCTGTTGCCTCATAAACTTTAC